CTCCCGTGTGTTCGACCGGAAAACGGGCGTGTTGCTCGATGATCCTTGCATCGACTCAATCATCGCCATTCGTCAGCTAACGCTGATGTTTGGTAAGATTGAGCTACCTTGTACGCCCGCCAGGGTGCACAAGGCGATGCTCGGTTACGTCGAGTGTGAGAAGGAAGTCCGACAAGTGGACATGAAGCTCACCGAGAGAGATCTCGACGAGTTTCAATTGATGTCCGACTTGCTGTTTAGGGAAGTGTTCACCCAAATGGACAGAGATGTCTATTATGGAGAACTCCTACCTAAACATGGTCCCGGAGCGACTGCCGAAAAACTTACTGCAAATGGTAAGTATCGTCAGTCTACCTGGACCCGTCGACTCGAGGAGGTTTTACCCTCCAACGAGTACCTTATCCCGAATTCTCGATTTTCTGAGGATTTGGACAAGGTGCACTTCCTCGAACCCGGTTCGGAGTTGCCCGTGAGGGTCATCTCCGTCCCTAAAACGCTCAAGACACCAAGGATCATTGCTATTGAACCTGCGTGTATGATGTATACACAGCAGGCTCTCCTGCAATGTTTCCTGTCTGCCTTCAGAAGGGATGAACTCCTTCGTGGGCTAATCGGCTTTGACGACCAGGGCCCTAATCAGGCTTTGGCTTGTCAAGGTTCGGTTGACAACCGAACAGCTACACTCGATTTGAGTGAAGCATCCGACCGTGTCTCGAATCAGCTCGTAAGGCGGATGGTCTCTCGATGGCCTCATTTGCATAAGGCTATCGATGCCACTCGTTCTCGACGGGCTGACGTACGAGGCGTCGGAGTAATCCGACTTGCCAAGTACGCGTCTATGGGTTCAGCGCTCTGTTTTCCCGTGGAAGCGATGGTCTTCACGACCATCATCTTCTTGGGGATTCAGAGGTCGCTCAACACGACCCTGACCCGAAAGGACATTAAGTCCTTTTTGGGCTCGGTGCGCGTCTACGGTGACGACTTGGTCGTTCCCGTAGATCACGTGTCGTCGATCGTGCAGACGCTCGAGCATTTTGGTGCTCGAGTGGGTCTGGACAAGTCTTTCTGGACCGGAAGGTTCAGAGAGTCTTGTGGGAAGGAGTACTTTAATGGACATGACGTATCACTCGTCAAGGTCCGGCAAGTTCTTCCTTCCACGATCGCAGACGCTACAGGTGTAATCTCGGCCGTTTCTCTTCGTAACCAGCTTTACCTAGCTGGCTACTGGAGGACGGTCGGGTGGTTGGATAAGCACCTACGGAGAATGCTAAAGCATTTCCCCGCAGTGGCGCCAACCTCACCTGTGCTAGGCAGGGTTTCAGCACTCGGTTATCATACCGAGA